GCGAACGTCTCAATACGTGCGTTTTTCGGTGTCGACCAGGAACACCTCAATTCTCAAAACCTCGATCTCCAATCGAACACATGGCACAATCTAACTACGCGTACCAAGGTGAAGGTGGCTCTCGAGTCACCTACCTCGATGGACGTAAGGTGGCCGAGGACCAAGCCGAAGATACTTTCGGGGACTACCCACCGTTCGCGATGACGGGGTACTCGCAAGGTGGGTATGTGGTGAGTGCGAGTAGTGAGTATATTCCTACCCCACAGTACCGAGCGTGGGAAGCATTCAACGATACAACAGCTTATGATTACGATAACTGGACCAGTGGTGACTTTTATGCTGAAAATGGTGGTGATGGTACACGAAGCACTGTTACATGGTCTGGAAGTACAAATCATAATGGTGAATTCATAAAACTAGAATTACCTCATAAATTGATTGTAAACTACGTAAAGTTTGAGGGGCGACAGGGTTCGGGAGTAGAACAACAATTGCCACGTGCATTCACTATCATCGGATCAAACGACGATGTAAACTGGGAAACTATACACCAAGAAACGCGAACAACAAATCCTTCAACAGGTGAAACCCACGCAATGACCGGGGTGAGCAAACACAAGGGGTTTAAGTATATTGCACTTGTGCCCAAAAACTCTGGAACAACGAATACAAATACACACATTTCCATTGGAAACATATCTTACTACGGCCACCGCGAGAACGACCTGGTCCGCCTTCCCGATCCCACGAATGTCTTGAAGTATCCACACATTGCGATGTCTGAGTACGCGAAGAGAGGGTATGTGATTGAGGCGAGTAGTTATTATGACGACGGCACAACACAATATTACCCATATCATGCCTTCAATGACAAAATTACATTGTCTGGTAATGAACCCGTCGAACATGTATGGACTTCTGATACTGCAGATTACCCTTCGAGTGGCGGAACTTACACTAGTACTACTTACGGTATAGGAACTACTTACGGTGAATTTCTTAAATTAACATTACCACACAAACTTAAACCTACCAAAGCTCGTATATATCCACGCACATACTCGCCGCCGATTGGAAACAATCAATCTCCCGCACAATTTAAGATTTTCGGAAGTAATGACAATTTTTCATCGGAAATAGTTGAACTTTATCACCAAAATACAGATTGGGTTAATAATGGAACGTGGGGAGACTTCACTATTAGTACGACTAGTTACTTTAAACACTTTGGTATTGTTTTTACTAAAACGAATGGAACAAATATTGTCGGTATACAAGCACTCGAATACTTCGGCACAGAAGAGGCCACCCCGGTCCCCATCCAAATCGGTGGTGGGAACATCGACAAGGTGGCGAACTTTAGGGTCTACGACAAGTTTATCGACGAGAACCAAGCCCTCGAGATTTGGGACGCTCAAAAGGACGAGTTCGGTCGGGCCAAGTCTTCGATGACCCTCCACAAGGGTCGCCTCGGTTTGGGGACCACTGAACCTGAGGGACGCCTCGCAGTCCTTGATGAACCTAATGGGTTAGAAGAGTTTCCTCCGAGGGCTATGACAGCCAACGAAACATATTTCGAAGGGCATGGTACATTTAAGGTGGCACTCAGTTCTGCTGATAATGGTAATGGGGTCATCCCCGCTTTTAACAAAAAAGCAACTCTCTCCGATCCTGGTGATATTGATTATATAGAATGGGGTACTTCCCAATATACATCGGCGACCGGGGTTTATACTGGCTCAGTTTCAACACAAGGTGTTTCTGGAGAATGGATAGAAATACAAATGCCGTATAAAATCAAATTAGAGTATAATCTTCTGTATCATAGAAATCGTGGTGGTACGATAACTAATGATTATTGGGTCTTAGAACGTATGCCCAGAGATGGTGCGATTCTAGGAAGTAATGATGGGGAAACGTGGACAACGTTACAAAGTTGGACCGATTTCGATTGGGTTACTGGTACTTCGGCGGCTGGTCAAAGGCAAAGTGAATACTGGTTAACACCCGGAAAATTCGTCACTAATTCAACGGCTTACTATAAAACGTTTCGTCTCGTGTTCTCTAAACTATTCGGTGCTAATGGTGACAGAGTAAACCTAGCCGAATGGCGTCTCTTCGGCACCCGTGAGCAGGATCAATCCATCCTCCACGATGGTCAACTGACACTCACGAAGAACCTTGACGTTCCCCACATAGGACCACCCTTAGACGTAGATGATACACCAAGGCGTGACCGACTCGTGGTGGAATACAACACCTCGACGAATCCCACCTTTGAGGGGGCTGTGCGGGACACGAGTGGGAGGGGGTTGGATGGGATACTAAAGGGTTCATCCGCTTTATATGATACTATTGAAAAGTCTCTAAAAGTTACTACCGCTGGTGATGCTATCAAATCGTTTCCATTAAACAATCCGGCTGGGGCGTATCCCAATAGTTTTTCTTTTTGGTTTAAAACAAATGGTACTGCAAATCGGACGATATGTGTCATTGGTGGTGATACTGGAAATGATTCGCACGGTATATTTATTAACAATGCTGGCAAAATAAATCAATATCATTTTAGTAATGATAAAAATTATCACGAGTATATCCGCCATGGGCAGTGGTATCACATAGTCGCGACATACGATGGAGGAAGCGTGGCAACATCTCGTAGACTTTGGTTAAATGGTAAAGAATTAACTGCATATACAATCACCGGAACATTAGGTGCACCGGATATTCCAGCGAATACCACGTTATTCGTGTGTTCCCGTTCATATGACACAAACGTGTTTGATGGATCAGTTTCAAATTTCAAACTCTACGACGTCGCACTCACCGCCGAAGAGGCCAAGACTCTCTACGATATGGGTCGGTGCGACGAGGGCCACCACGTGGTGAACTTCTCGAAAACTCGGATCGGTATAGGCTTAGGGGATGGGGAGGCGCCACAAGCGACTCTGGATGTGCGGGGAGACATTCGTTACATAAACATAGCACCCATAGCTTTACCTACATTTTACGATCATATATTAGCTGGTCGAAGTGATAGAGGTATATATCCAATTGTAGGAACCCAGGGTGGAACTAAGATATACAATGTTTATTGTGAACCAGATATGTTCGGTGGTGGTTGGATGTGTTTTGCACAAGTACCTCAAGAAGGTCCGTCTAGTGATGCGTGGAATCTATACACAGATGAAAAAGGAAATTCGAATATATTTTTATCACCACAAAATAGTACAACACGCCGACACGCAATGTTTAGTGTTCCTATGAATATTTTATCAAGTAATAATGGAGTTAATTTGGATGTATTACTTATGGTATATGGTAATGCTCTTAGAAATAATGGAACTTTCGGTGCAAAAGTTGGTGCTATATGGCGTGGCGTGAACTTAAACATTGCATTTGATTCGGCTGCTATTGGCAGTGTTGGGACAGACAGTAATCAGGCACGTTCATCAAATGGTGTTGATTTTACTGCATCAAGTAAAGCTCTATATAAAGGAAATACTGGGTGGGACTTTAGTATTTGTGTAAACGGTGAAGGTGTGGACGGTGGATATGGAGATACCAATGATGGTACAGCTGGTTATATTGTTCACGAAGTTCCCGGTGGTTGGAATTTATACTGTGATGCTATAGTTGGACCCGGGGGTACTTGGGAATACGTTAATAATCCGAATTGGGAATATGTAAGATTCTTCGTCAGACCTTCCTCATTTTAAAAATTACACTATAATAAATGACATTAACTGACGAAGAACATATGTTTAATTTTAAGATGATGGATTTGAGAAAAGAGAGAAGATATCTTCTCAACGAATCCGATAAGTACGCCATTCCCGACTGGCCTCATCCTACCCCCGAGGCTCGACAAGCATGGCTCGATTATCGACAGGCTCTCCGTGACCTTCCCGCGAATACAGAGGATCCGGCTAACCCGGATTGGCCTACACGACCAGATAAGGTTGTCAACACTGAAACAGTCACTGAGACCTCAAATACTGAAACAGTCACTGAGACCTCGAACTAAAAACTTTCTTCCAAAGTAGACGACTGCATTCTACTTTGTAAGAAAAATAAACTCTTACTATAATATAAACAAAATGTCTGGTGGTATTGCCCAACTTGTTGCCGTAGGGGCCCAGGATGCCCACCTCGTTGGTGACCCCGAGGTTAGCTTTTTTAGGTCTACCTATCGTCGCCATACTAACTTTTCCCAAACCGTAGAACGTCAGGTTATCCAGGGTGCTTTGTCCAGCGGTGGTATGTCTACCATCCGCTTCGAGCGTAAGGTGATCTCCTCGGATACACCTACTTCACTTCTATCAACAACTCTTCCAACGCCTGTGAGGCTCTTGACTGGTCGACCATGATCGACAAGGTAGAGCTCTTAGTGGGTGGCCAGGTTATTGATGATCAGGATGCTTTCTTCACTGATAAGATTGCCCCCAATCTTCTCGCCACTGGTATTTCCAAGTCTCGTCTCGGTGAACTCTATGATGGATCTACCGCCTCCAAATTTTATCCTTTAAGGTTTAGCTTTTGTGAGAACTGGCAGTCTGCCCTCCCTCTTGTTGCTTTACAGTACCATGATATAGAGCTTCGCATCCGATGGGCGACTAACGCCGCTGTGAACAGTGCTACTCGTCGTGTTGAGTGCCACGCTAACTTCATCTACCTTGACACCGATGAGCGTCAACTCATCGCCAGTGAGCCCAGGGCCATCCTTATTACCCAGGTTCAGAAGTCTCTTCCTTCTATGGGTCGCACTCAGGAGTTGAATTTCAACCACCCAGTCAAGTTCCTTGCCGCGAGCAATGTTGCCACTGACAGTGTTAACACTGCTACTAACCGTGTGAAGATTCAGATTAATGGCACTGATGTCACCGACTACAAGTTCATCGATCCTCACTACACTTCCACCGCTTCTTACTACCACGCCCCCAGCGCTAAGTCTGATCCCCAGCTTTACGCTTTCCCCTTCTGCCTTGACACTTCCAGGGTTCAGCCCACAGGTTCGCTTAACTTTAGCCGACTTGATTCTGCCCGCATTGTCAGTGAGACAAGCAACTTCAAGGACACTATTTATGCCGTCAATTTCAACATTTTAAGGGTTGAAAATGGTATGGGTGGCTTATTATACAGTAACTAAATTTACCCGTCACTATAACATAATCTTTACTACTAGTAAAATGAACTTCTGGTTGATT